CTCAAACTAATTCGGCTTGGGCATTGCAATATGGTAGAATCCTCCCACGCACTGCTGCTGGCGCAGTCACCTCAATAACAGGAGAAAAATAATGGCTTTTAATGGCTCTGGGACATATAACCTGCCTGCTGGCAACCCCGTTGTTACCGGCACAACGATTTCATCATCAACAACTAACACAACCAACAGTGACATTGCAACGGCGCTGACAAACTGTATCACGCGTGACGGTCAGTCTACGCCGTCAGCTAACTTGCCAATGAACGCTAAGAAACTCACAGGACTTGCCGCTGGCACGTCTGCGGGGGACAGTGTGCGCTATGAGCAAGTGCTATTGCTTGTTGGCGGCACGATGACAGGCGCAATTACGTTTGCGGCTGGGCAATCTTTTACGGGTACTTTGCCGTTAGCTGGCGGCACAATGACGGGTAACTTAACCCTAGACGCCTACACTGAAAAGGTCGCAACACTTGCTACATCGGGGACAATCGCTTTAAACCCTGCTACAGGTACGACATTATCCTGTGCGGCTGCGGGTACAGTCACATTTACTGACAGTTTATCTTCTGGTCAAAGTATTTCACTTTTGCTCACTAACGGTAGCTCATACACAATTAACTGGCCTACAACGACATGGGTGACAGCGGCTGGTAATACTGCACCTACCCTTAGTGCAAGTAACACACTCGTCTTTTGGAAAATCAGCTCAACACTTTATGGTGCGCTGGTTGGGAAGTCTGCATAATGCTATCAACTAAATTAAAAGAAGCCGCAGGTAACAGCGCAGACGCAACACTCTATGTAAATGACGTATTTTCAACTTATCTCTACACCGGCAACGGTGCAGCACAAACCATCACTAACGGCATTGATTTGGCTGGTAAGGGTGGGTTGGTATTTAAAAAGTCAAGAAATAACAGCGGTGCGCCAACGTGGAATGATTCTGCACGGGGTTTAAGCAATGGATTTCTGCGTTCTGATACTACATCTGCTGCTTCTGGGTCGTCTAATATTATAACCGCATTCAACAGTAATGGGTTTGATGTAGGGGGGTCTGGTAGTAACGCTGGAGATACCTACGTTTCATGGACATTCCGCGAAGCCGCGAAGTTTTTTGATGTGGTGACTTATACGGGGACAGGCAGTGCAAGAACAATTGCACATAGTTTAGGTGTTGCTCCGGGAATGATTATTGTTAAGCGTACTGATACAACAGGAAATTGGCAGGTTTACAGTAATGGATTAACCTCAGCCGCATATTCAATTCAACTAAACTTAACTGCCGCACAAGCCTCAGCACCTACCGTTTGGAACTCAACAGCACCAACAAGCTCAGTATTTTCTGTGGGTACAGACGCTACTGTTAACGCTTCTGGTGGCACTTACGTCGCCTACCTATTCGCTCACGACACGTCATCAACTGGGATTATTCAGTGTGGGAGTTATGTTGGTACAGGGGTAGCAGGATTATCTGTAAATTTAGGTTGGGAACCTCAACTTTTACTTGTAAAAAAATCAAGTTCTACTTCCGATTGGTTTATGTTTGACGTTATGCGCGGAATGCCTAATGGCGCGACTGATTATATACTGTTTCCAAATGACTCTTCTGGGGAAAGTAATTACAATTATCTCTGCCCGACTGCAACAGGATTTACAATTGAATCAACTTTTGGGTTAAACGATTCTGGCTCAACCTACATCTACATGGCAATCCGTCGTCCAAACAAGCCGCCTACAACGGGGACGCAGGTGTTCGGACTTAATGCTCGCACAGGAACCGGAGCAAATGCCACTGTCACTGGTGGTCAAACAGATGATGCTGTATTGGTTAAAAATCGCGGTTCAGCAGTTGGTGATTTGTTTGCTTCTCGACTTACTGGCATTAACTATATTGAAACATCTTCAACAGCAGCAGAAGTAGTACCAGCAAATTTAACCATTTTGCAAGCTAATCCTTGGGATGTAATGGATGGCGTTAAGGTCGGCACAACTTCCACTATCACCAACGCATCTACCAATACGTTTATTAATTACTTTTTCAAACGCGCACTCGGATTCTTTGATGAGGTTTGTTATAAGGGGACTAGCACTAATACAACACAAGCGCATAATTTGACCGTTGTACCAGAGTTAATGATTGTTAAACGCAGAGATAATATTGATGATTGGGGTGTATATAATGTAACAGTTGGTAATACTAAGTATTTAAAACTTAATACAAGTGCTGTACCTAACACTGACTCTACCGCATGGAACAACACTTCCCCAACAATTTCAGTGTTTTCTGTTGGTACTCATGCAATGGTTAACGCCTCTGGTGGAACCTATGTCGCCTACCTATTCGCCACACTAGTGGGAATCAGTAAAGTAGGCTCCTACACAGGTAATGGAACTGGACAAGCGATTGCGTGTGGATTTGGCTCTGGTGGTGCGAGGTTTGTTTTGATTAAACGTACAGACTCTACTGGCGGTTGGTACACATTTGATTCGGCTCGTGGATTAACAAGTGGCTCAAGTCCATACTTACTGCTTAATAGCACAGCGGCAGAAGTCACAGGTAATAACGGTGTCTACGCATCATCGGGCGGTTTTACACTCGGCTCAACAGCATCGACAACCACGAATATCAGTGGAGCTTCTTACATCTTTTTAGCAGTGGCATAGGACATATCAATGGCAAACTATATCAATTTACAAACACATCAAGTTAGCACGGAGTCTGAAATCCGTGCAGCACATCCTAATACGTCTTTCCCCGTACCTTTTACAGTAGAAGGCTACTCGTGCGTGTTTGATGCACCTCAACCAGACTACGATAAGTACACGCAAACTATTGCGCAAGGCGTACCAGTTGAAACAATAAAAGGTCACTGGGAGCAAACGTGGGTAGTCTTAGACTTAAATGACGAGCAGCTAGTGTTAGCACATGCGCAAAAGATTGAAGATGAGAAAGCAAAAATCAAATCTGACATCGCGGCATTAGAAGCATCAGTCACACCACGCAGACAGCGCGAAGCTATTTTAGCCATTGATACCACATGGCTTGCAGACGTTGAGCTTCAAATTGGTCAACTCAGACAACAACTGGCAGCGCTATAATGGAGCATTTTATCTCTTTATTATTCCTTGCAAGGGACGTTGCGCACCGCGAGCATTTACGCACTAGAAGTTATGCCGCTCACATGGCGCTTAACGACTTCTACCATGAGATTATCGAGCAAGCGGACGGCATTACAGAAGCGTATCAAGGCAGTTATCAATTGCTAAAAGACTTGGAAATTATCGGCAGTAAAAATGTCGATAATATTGAAGACTTCTTAAAGAAACAAGTGACGTGGATTGATGAAAACCGCTATAAAGTCTGCGGTAAAGATGACACGCCAATTCAAAACCTAATTGACGGTATTATGGAAACCTATTTTACCGTTCTTTATAAACTTAGATTCTTGAAGTGAGGTCGAGATGCCCGACGAAGCCTGCCGTTTAGCTAAAGTAGAACAGCGCATTGATGCGCTAGAAGAAGTGTTTGAAGACAGAGGGAGAAAGCTAGACGCTATCATAGCGGCGCTTGACGAAATGAAAACCGAGCAAACGCGTTACAAAGGCTTTATTGGAGGCATCGTATTTACCGTTGGAGCGATATTTTCGTTTATTGCTTGGTGGACGAGTAAATAATGGAATTCCTACAGTTTGCTTCGGACGTAGGATTCCCTATCGCGGCGGCGACTGGCGGAATGTATTTTGTCTACCTGACGCAGAAATTTTTGCTCGATAGTGTGCTTGAGAAGATTAAAAGTCTAATAGGCATCATCAAGCAACTTGATAAGCGCGTTACCGCTATGTCATGTGACATCACCAAAATTGATGTTTTGGCGTCAACGGCGCTTAACATACCGCAAGAAAAACCAAGACCACCTCCTGCTGAGAGGAAAGACTAATGGACGCTGATGCAATCGCTAAATATATTAACCAGTATGGATTCCCAATTATCGCTGCTGGCGGTATGGGTTATATTGTCTACTTTGTCTGGCTTTGGGCAACCGCCGTCGTAAAGCCTATCCTGCAAGAAGCCACAGACGCGCTAATTGAGCTAATCGACCAAGTGCGGGTGCTAGATAACGACATGATAAGACTGACGCAAAAACTGACCACTATTCTATTGCTACGAGAAAAAAAATGAAGATAGGTGAAAAAGGGTTAGCCCTAATTAAAGAATTTGAAGGTTGTAAACTGCAAAGTTATAAATGCCCGGCAGGTGTTTGGACAATTGGCATAGGCTCAACGCGCTACGCTGATGGAACGCCCGTAAAAGCTAAACAGGCACTGCCGGGAGAAGCAGCGGCTATGCAACTGCTGGCGCATACGGTAGGCGCGTATGAACATACGGTTAACGCTATTGGTGTGCCGCTTACGCAAAACCAGTTTGACGCGCTTGTTAGCCTCTGCTATAACATTGGCAGCGGGAATTTAATTTCGTCAACG